GACGGGAAGTGGTTTGTCAAAGAGATTGAACACGGGCGATGGGATATTAGGGAGTGTTCGGCAAAGATTCTGATGAAGATGCGGGATTACAGACCTCTGTCGGTGGGGATTGAGAGGGGGGCGTTGAAGAACGCTGTTTTGCCGTACTTGTCGGACTTGATGCGAAAGAACAATGTCTACTCGCACATTGTTGATTTAACCCACGGCAACCGAAAGAAGGCTGATAGAATCATTTGGTCGTTGCAGGGCCGTTTCGAACATGGCAGAATCATCCTAGACAGAGAAAAGGATTGGGCTGCGTTCGTAGATCAATTGATAATGTTCCCCGCACAAGGGGTACACGATGACCTCCCTGACGCACTTTCCTATATTGACCAGCTTGCTGTAACCTCATATTTTGAGGAAGATGATTCAGAAGACTGGGAACCGATAGATATCATTTCAGGAGTCTAACCATGAGCCTTGCATCTGAACTTGCCGCATTAAGATCACAACAGACTGCCTCAGCAAGAGCCGCTGGAGTGGGACGTTTGAACCGGGCAAACACCCTCTTGCCTGCCCAGCTTGATCCACGAGTCCGACCTTCTTCAGGCCAAACTCGTAGTCGCTTTGATCAAGCTCGAAATACCACCCGAACGGCTGGCGCTACTCTTTCTGATGTAATCAACGCTCAACGGGCTTTGCAAGCCGCACAGGAACGTGCCCAACGTGCCGCAGGGATGACTGGCGGAAGCTCATCTATCCCGCGTAACATAGGTCTGCCGCAAACGATTGAAGGACTAGGTTCCTTCTCTGGGATCCCCAGAGACCCGACAGTGCTGCCCGCCGTTTTCCAGCAACCGGGAGCGTTGCAAGCCGCAGAGGAACGTGCCCAACGTGCCGCACAGATGTATGCCGCCCAGCAGCAAGCACAAATGCAGCAGGCAGCGCCAGTTGGAAACCCTTTTCTCCCACGTGACATAGGTTTGGGCAACGCTCCTCCCGGCTTCACTGGCCCAAGAGGTGAATTGACGCAACCGTTTAGCGGAGTGAATTTGTCTCCGATGCCAGTTGGAAACCTCCCCCAACGTGACATAGGTTTGGGCAACCGTCCTCCTCAGTTTGGTGTCGGGTTTGGTGGTACACCTGAGACAGGCTATACAACGCCGTTCACTCCACGTGACATAGGCTTTGGCAACCGTCCTCCTCAGTTTGGCAACCCAAATTTCGGTTTGTTTGGTCAGCCACCATTGTCAAACGCAATGACGCAGTTTAGAGGAAATATGGGTTTTCCAGCGTCCAACCCTTATGCTCAAGGGCTTGGTCAATTTGCCGGGGGGCAGCTTGGGCAGCAGCCAAACATGGGACAGTTCAACAACATGAACGCAAATCAAGGCATGGGCCAAAGCCTTGGCAGCATGGGTTCTCAAGCGTTTGGCGGTCAGTTCAACAATATGCAGCCCCAAATGGGTATGCAACAACAGCAATTTGCTCAACAAGGGCCGCCACCGGGATTTTCAAACAGTTTTTCTTATGCCCCCTTGTAAGCGGAAAATTAAAATCTTTCTGCGAAGGGAATCGGCGGCTTAACAAGGTAAAAAAATGGAAAAAAACGAGTACGAAGAGCCAACGCAGTTAGAAAAAGACTTGACTGATTTTGTGGTTAGTCACTGTGACCGCTGGCGCGACTACCGCAACACCAACTTCATGACCAAGTACCTAGAGTACGAGCGTATTTTCCGTGGTGAGTGGTCAGCCGAAGACAAAACCCGTGAATCTGAGCGTTCACGCATTGTGACTCCGGCCACCCAACAGGCTGTTGAGACGCGACACGCTGAAATCATGGAGGCAATCTTTGGTCAAGGCGAGTTCTTTGACATCAAAGACGACCTACAAGACGTAAACGGCAATCCGTTGGACGTTGAAGCCCTCAAAGCGCAGATGATGGAGGACTTCAAGGTTGACAAAATCAGGAAATCTATCGATCAGGTCGAATTGATGGCTGAAATCTATGGAACTGGCATTGGCGAGATCATTGTCAAGACAGAAAAGATTTTTGAGCCAGCTACACAGGCTATTCCTGGTCAACAAGGCCAAGCTGCCATCGGTGTGGTCGAGAAAAACCGCATCGCGGTGAAGATTGTCCCTGTCAACCCCAAGAATTTCTTGTTTGACCCCAACGGAACGTCTATTGACGACTGTATGGGCGTGGCAATTGAGAAGTATGTGGGCATCCAAAAGGTCGTTCAGGGCATGGAGAGTGGTATCTACCGCAAGGTGGACATTGGCACATCCTCAACAGACTCCGATTTGGAGCCAACCCAAGAGGTCACGCAGTACCAAGACGAAAAAGTCTTGTTGTTGACCTACTACGGGTTAGTACCTAGAGCCTTACTGGAGGGGGAAGACGCTGATGTTGTTGACCTGTTCCCAGAAGACTCTTTGGCTGATGACTATTCCAACATGGTTGAGGCCATTGTGGTGATTGCCAACGATGGGGTTCTTCTGAAGGCAGAGGCCAACCCTTACATGATGAAAGACCGCCCGATCATCTCTTACCAAGATGACACTGTGCCCAACCGTTTGTTGGGTCGTGGGACGGTGGAGAAGTCCTACAACATGCAAAAGGCCATTGATGCTCAGGTGCGTAGCCACTTGGACTCTCTGGCACTGACCACCTCGCCCATGATGGGTCTGGATGCGACCCGTCTGCCTCGGGGTGCTAAGTTTGAGGTCAAGCCTGGCAAGGCGTTCTTGGTCAACGGCAACCCTGCTGAGATTCTGTACCCCTTCAAGTTTGGTGAGACGAGTCTGAACAACCTATCCACTGCAAAAGAGTTCGAACGGATGCTGCTTCAGGCAACGGGCACGATGGACTCGCAGGGCATGGTCAGCCAAGGCAACCGAGACGGTGCTGGCATGAGCATGGCGGTGGCGACCATCATCAAGAAATACAAGCGCACACTGGTGAACTTCCAAGAGGACTTCTTGATTCCGTTCATCCAAAAGGCGGCGTTCCGGTTCATGCAGTTTGACCCAGAGCGTTACCCTTCCGTGGATATGCGATTCATTCCCACGGCTACTTTGGGCATCATTGCTCGGGAGTATGAGCAGCAGCAGTTCATTGGTCTGTTGCAGACCTTGGGGCCAAACACCCCAGTGCTGCCGTTGATCTTGAAAGGCATCTTGAACAACTCCAGCCTGACCAACCGCTTTGAGTTGATTGCAGCTTTGGATCAGATGAGCGCACCCAACCCTGAAGCACAGCAAATGCAACAAGTGCAACAGCAGTTGGCCTTGCAAGCGGCACAGGCTCAGATTGCGGTGCAGACGACTCAGGCAGAGCAGAACCGTGCAGAGGCACAGAAGCTCTCGGTTGAGACACAGTTGATGCCTCAAGAGGTGCAAGCCAAGGTCTTGGCCTCGGCGAGCAAGAACCTGCCATCTGGCGGTGAGTCGGATGAGTTTGACAAGCGGGTCAGAATTGCTGAATTGATGCTCAAAGAGGCTGACATCAAGAACAAGTCCAAGATTGTGGAGTTGCAGATGTCGGACAAGCAAAACAGGGTTTCCGGCATGGAAGATGACTTCTTGGATCAGCTAACCAAGGAGTTGAGCAATGGACGTTGAAAGCCTAGCCAAGCAGCTAATCCTCAAGGGGATGACCGAAGAGCAGCAAATGGCTGTTCTTGAGTCCATCAAAAGCACGATGCTGCAAGCACGGACTGTGCAGAAACAGCGTGTTGGCGAGAACGTCCAAGTCGTTGTCCAAGCTCTAAAGAAGCTGGAATCTGACATCAAGGCCCGATACGATGAAACGGGCAGGGCCATTGAGAAGCGAGTTGCCTCCATCAAGGATGGCAAAGACGGGCAGAACGGCGTTAATGGCAAAGATGGCAGGGATGGTCGCCCCGGGCGTGATGGTGCGACAGGCCCAAAGGGTAACGATGGGCTGCCTGGTCGCAATGGCATTGACGGGGTGGATGGTGTATCCGTCACCAATGCCTTCATTGATTTTGATGGCAGTCTGATCATCAACCTGTCCAACGGGCAGGATTTGAACGTGGGTGAGGTGGTTGCCCCTGACTTGGCTGAGAAGATCAAGGTCATCACAAACGGTGGTGGCACTAGCCAACAGGTCTTGGACACTCTGGCAAGCCTTCAGACCCAGATCAACAACCTGATTCCGAGTCAAACTGGTAATGCGGGTAAGTTCCTAACAACCAACGGCTCTGTGTTGTCATGGGGTAGCGCCGTTGGTGGCTTGAGCTACGAAGGAACTTGGAACGCCTCAACCAACACCCCCACACTGGCCTCTGGTACGGGAACCAACGGCTACTACTATGTGGTGGCAACGGCTGGCTCGACCAATCTGGATGGCATTACTGATTGGCAGATTGGGGATTGGCTGATTTTTAACGGCACTGTTTGGCAGAAGATTGATCAATCCAACCTAGTGACCTCGGTCAACGGTCAAACAGGCGCTGTGAGTCTGACAACGACCAACATCAACGAAGGCACGAACCTTTACTATACAGACGCGCGGGCACGGAGCGCCATTAGTGCAGGTACGGGCATCAGCTACGACTCGGCCACAGGTGTGGTGACCAACGCATCCCCTGACCAGACGGTGAGCCTTACTGCCAGCACAGGGATTTCTACCAGCGGCACTTACCCGAATTTCACAATCACAAACACTGCGCCCGACCAGACGGTGAGTCTGACGGGTGCGGGTACGACCTCAATCTCTGGCACTTACCCCAACTTCACGATCACCTCGGCTGACTCGACTGTTGGCACGGTAACCAGCGTCAGCGGTACGGGCACAGTCTCTGGTATCTCCCTGTCGGGCACAGTCACATCCTCGGGCAACCTGACCTTGGGCGGCACGTTGGATTTGTCCAGCCCCCCGACCATTGGCAACACCACCCCCAACACGGGCAGGTTCACCACCCTGACGGTGGACGACAACACCACACTGGGCAGCAGCAACAGCGACACGGTGACGTTTACCGCCCGTATCAATTCAGACTTTGATCCCGCCACTGATAACGCTTTTGACTTGGGTCGAGTGGGGCATGAGTGGCGCGATCTTTATATTGATGGCACAGCCAACATTGACAGCCTGATTGCTGACACAGCGGACATCAATGCGGGAACGATTGACAACACCTCCATCGGAGCCTCCACAGCCTCCACAGGCGCGTTTACAACGCTTTCGACTACTGGCGCACTAACCTATGGTGGCGTTACTCTGAGCAACTCGGTCACTGGCACGGGCAGCATGGTCTTATCCAATAGCCCAACACTGGTCACCCCTGCATTGGGAACCCCTGCAAGCGGTGTTGTCACCAACCTAACTGGAACAGCCTCAATCAACATCAACGGTACTGTCGGCGCTACCACAGCCTCCACAGGCGCGTTTACTACGCTGAGTGCTACGGGTGTGACCACGGTTCAGGCTGGCACAGTTTCTGACCCTGCAATCACCACCACAGGCGACACCAACACAGGCATTTTCTTCCCTGCCGCTGACACGATTGCCTTTGCAGAGGGCGGTGTGGAGGCTATGAGAATTGATAGCTCAGGCCGCCTTAACATAGGAACATCAGTCGGCGACGCTTTTAGTTCTAACGCGCTGCTAAGAATTCAAGGCGCTGATGTAGGCGGTCAGGACGCTTGGGTTCAAATTAAGACAAACGTGACCGGCGCGGGTGGTGTGTTAGTCGGAGATACGGATGACGACTTTACGGGTGGTTTCGTATACGACAACGCAACTGACGCTCTTGAGTTTCATGCAAACAACGACGAACGCGCCCGTATCGACTCCGACGGTAACTTTATGGTGGGGACTACAGAAGATGCTCCTGGCGTTAGTAACAACACGGTTGGAATTTCTGCGCGTTCTAACGGTACGTTTTATGTTTCGTCCGCCCCTTCTGCGGCATTTTTTAACGTCACTTCTGATGGACAGATTATAGGGTTGCGGAGTGGTGGAACGATTGAAGGCAACATCTCCGTCTCTGGCACAACCGTGTCCTACAACGGCGGTCACTTGGCACGTTGGGCACAAACCACTACCGCCAAAGATGAATCGCTGGTCAAAGGCACTGTGCTGTCCAACTTGGACGAGATGAACGTCTACACCGATGCTGATGGCAACCCTGTCGAGAACGAACAGCTCAACAAGGTGAAGGTGTCGGACGTTGAGGGCGACACCAATGTCGCTGGTGTGTTCGTGAACTGGGATCATGACGAAGCCCACAACGTAGACGAGATCAACATGGCGATGACGGGTGACATGATTATCCGCATTGCTCAGGGCGTGACTGTTGCCCGTGGTGACTTGCTCATGTCTGCTGGTGATGGCACTGCCAAGCCGCAGGGTGACGACATTGTTCGTTCCAAGACGGTTGCCAAAGTCACATCAAACAATGTCACTTGCACCTACGCAGACGGCTCGTTCTGTGTGCCTTGTGTGCTGATGGCCTGTTAAGGAGAACCAAATTGTCAAAAATAGCCTTATCCGGCAACATCCCAACCACGGCTGACCAACCAACGGAGTAACCAATGGAACCCGGTGAAATCGACCCTGTAAAGTACGGCGTTCTTTGGGAGCGCGTCCAAAACATGGACAAGAAGATTGATAAGATGGAAGGCCAGATCGAAGAACTGCTTGAGCTTGCTAACAAGGGCAAAGGCGGCTTTTGGATGGGAATGACCATAGCCAGTTCAGTCGGTGCTGCTGTTGCTTGGGTGGCTGGACATATGAAAGGCTAACAATGTCACCTGAACTGCAAAAATACTATGAAGACAGGTTTGACCTGTTTTCGCATCCTGGCTGGCAAGACCTGATGGAAGATGCAAACCTGATGTTGCAAGCAATGAACAACATCTCTACCATTGCGGACGAAAAAAGTCTACAATTTCGCAAAGGTGAGATTTCTATTATGACTTGGCTCACAACCCTTAAAAGTGTGAGCGAACGAGCATACGAGGAATTGAATGAAAAGAATGTATGAATTTGTCTGCGAAAGCGGACATCGCACGGAGGCTCTGGCGGTTTATGAGACTGCTGAAGTGCCGTGCGGATGCGGGGGCACAGCCCACCGTGTCATGAGCGCACCTGCGATTAACTTAGAGGGGTGGTCGGGCAATTTCCCAT